AATATATTAGTGACAAGTCTAGTGAGAACGAATTAACGGAAAAAATTTTCCACTTAAATGAGGAATTAGAAAAAGAAAGACAAAAATTTTCCACTAAAACCGAAGAAATGGAAAATTTTTTCCAAAATGAAATGTCTAAAAAGGATGAAGAATTAGACGAACTTAGACATAATTTAGACGAACTTTTAGACAAACCTCCTGTTGAAATTATCAAGGAGGTAGAGGTAATTAAAGAAGTTGAAAATAATGAAAAGTTAAAAATGATGGGAGAAACTTTACAGAAACTTAGAAAAGAACTATCATTAAAAGACAAAAAAATTGAAGAATTAGAAGAAATAAATAAACAATTAGAATCTATGAAGGTAAGCCAAGGTGCTGTATACCTCAAAGGTTCAAACTTAACACGAAGATTATGATGATATTAATTTGGTTATTAGCGGCATATGGAATGTCAAATATATTGGTTTACGGATCAATATTTCAAGGAATAAGAGATTGGTTTAAAAACACAGGTAATAGTGGAATACCAGTAATAAGTGACTTCTTTAAGTTCATATCTGATTTAGTGTCCTGCATGATGTGTACATCAACTTGGGTAGGATTTTTTATGTCATTGGTTGCGTATTCACCTTGGCATGAAATTATAGGATTAAATCAGTACGCATCTATATTTTTTGATGGTATGTTAGCATCAGGATTTGTATGGGCGTTTAATGGTATAGTAGAATGGTTTGAAGAAAATCGACCTAATAATAATGTTTTATAAATAAGTAAAAATGGGAAAAGCAAAGAAAGAACACAGAGCGAAAGTGGTAAAAAGAAATCAGAGAATTGCCGAAGAGAAAGGTAAAATGCAAAGAGCATTTAATAAACTTCTTCAAGAACAAATGGAAAAATTCCAAGAAAACGAGGAGTTGAATGTTCAAGTGGGTGATCAACCTGTTCAGTTTAGTGTGGTTGATCCTAATGAGGTAGAAAACACCATAGACATTGAAACTGTTGGTGAAGGAACCCTTATTAAAGAAACTACCACATTTGAAGACGAAGAACAATAATAAATGGATCTGTTTAATCCACCAAAAACATTTAATTATAAAATTATGATAAAAGATTTAGAGTTTTCTAAATTTGAAAACCCACCTATTCAAGTAGTATGGGAAGACATTTCAGAGAATTTCACACAAGATAAGATTAAGAGTGTTAAACATTACTTCCAAAAGAAGTACGGTTCCACTAATGTGAATGTTATCACAAAAGTTAAAAACATTCAGGAAGATACTATGCAAAGTGTTGATGTGTCTGTAAACATTATGGACACAAATTATCAAACTGATTTGTTGAAACAATTTCTTAAGTCTAAGGGGTATGAAAATCGTATTGATGAGGTTATGTCAATCAATAGAATGGTTGAGAATAAAATGTCTGAATCAGAAGATGAAACCTCATCATTTAAGAAATGGTATATCAAAAATATTGAATTCTCTAATTTCTTATCATATGGTGATAATCAGCGTATTGATTTTGATAAATGTAATGGTATTACAGTAGTTGAATCTAATCCACCTAACTTTGGTGGTAAGACAGTATTATCGGTGGATTTATTAATGTTCCTATTCTTTAATGAGACAACAAAAACATCAAAGGCGGAAGAAATCTTTAATCGATTTACCGATAAAAACTCGGTAGTTGTAAAGGGTGAAATTATTATTGATGGTGAAGAATATATTATTGTTAGAAACATCGAAAGAAAAATGTCTAAGAAAGGTGAATGGAATGTTAAAACCGAATTAGACTTCTTCAAAAAACTTTCCGACGGTAGTTTACAAAACTTTACTGGTGAACAAAGACGAGAAACCGAACAATTCATTAAAACATCAATCGGTTCTAAAGATGATTTCTTAATGACAATTTTAACCACCGCAACAAATCTTGAGGACCTTTTGGAATCAAAACCAACGGCAAGAGGACAGGTACTCTCAAGGTTTATGGGGTTGGAGTTTTTAAAGAAAAAAGAAGAATCTGCAAAACAAATTTATTCTGATTTTTCTAAATCAATGTTATCTAATGTTTATAATACTGAGCAATTAAAAAGTGATAATGAACAATATGAAACTGATATTGAAAATTTTAAAACTAGTATTGATACATTGAAAGACGAACTTAATCAAGTTGAAGTAAACTTAACAAAGGGTAAGGATTATCGTGACGATATGTTAAAAAAGAAACATACTGATATAGATAATGATATTGCTCAAACAAACCCTGATAAGGTACAAGATGAGATTAACTCATTTGAGTATCAAAAAGGTGACATCATTAAGAAGTCAAATGAATTACAGGTAGTTGAACCATCTTCTTTTTATTATGAGGATCAACACGATAAGGTTAAAGAAGAATATAACGAAGTATTCAAGGAAAAAATCCAAGTTGAGAGTAAGATTAAATCAATTGAGGAATTAAAGAGTTCCGTTGATGGTGGAATTAAATGCGAACACTGTGGTATTGATTTAATGATGGCATCAATCACCCAATCTAAAATTGCCGAACTTGATGGTTATAATAGGCAAAAAGAGGAAAAAGAGGGGTTAATGACGGTTTTATCAGGCAAAGAACAGGCATTTGTACAACTTAAAAAAGAGTTTGATGAGTATGAGAAAAACAAACTTATTAAAGAAAAATATGATTTGAGTATTGAGAGTTATAATCTTAAAATTGAAAATTTAAAACAAAAATTAGGAAGGTATAACGAATTGATTGAAAAAATTAAGGAAAATGAGAAGATTGAGGGTATGTTGTTAAAAGCAGGTATTAGAATTGAGGAACTTGAAAGAGAAAAGACTCAAAAACAAACACTAATCAATAATAATACTTACCAAATCACCTCGTTGGAAGATAAGATTAAAAATAATTTAAATACAATAATCAAAATTCAGGAGGAATCTGAAAAAGAAAAATTATATAAAATATATTTGGAGGCGTTCGGTAAAAATGGGATATCTAAAATCATAATGAAAACTATGATGCCGATAATAAACTCAGAACTTCAAAGACTAATGGAGGATAGTTCATACTTCAAACTTGAAGTTAGAATTAACGATAAGAATGAAGTTGAGTTTATGATGATTGACAACGGTACTGGTGTTGAGAAATTAATGACATCAGGTTCAGGTTATGAAAAAACAATTGCATCATTGGCATTGAGATCAGTATTAAGTAAGATTTGTTCGTTACCAAAACCAAATATAATTGTCTTTGATGAGGTGTTCGGAAAAATATCTAACGACAATTTGGAAATGGTTTCAGAATTCTTTATTAAAATTAAAGAATATTTTGAGAAAATATTTGTCATTACACACAACCCAATGGTTAATCAGTGGGCGGACACCATCGTTAAGATTAGAAAAGAAGATAATATTTCAAAGGTATATCAATAAGATAGATGACTAAGTGGATTTTTATTCTTATATTTAGGTAAATAAGTTTAAAATGAGAGATAAGAAAATTTTGGTTAGGGATTTAGTTATTCATTTAAAAAAATTAAAGTTTGCAAAATATTTAGTTGAGTATATTGATAACGAAATTCCTTTAACCATATTCCCTATTGCGAATAGGGAGGGGTTGACAATTAATGAATGGGTGAAAGATGTTGAAGATGATGTAAGACAACACACAGTTTTGACTACAACCAGATTATCATATGATGGTGTTAAATCATTTTTAGTTTACAAATTAAATACAATTCTCTCAACCTATAACGACGCAAATATTAAAGTACTTAAAATTACTGAGATTGTTAATACTGAAGAAATTGAGGGTAAATCTTTTGACGCTATATTTGAGTTTAACGGTGAAATTATTATAATTGAAATTAAAGTAACCCAAAGCGATACCGCATTTACAGGTGCAACACATACAACATCAAAAGCGGATATTTTTTTATTAATATCATTATCAATTAATCGTGATAAAAAAGTTAAGGAAAGTGAAAAATATGTTGATGGTATTTTCGGTATGTTAATTAACTTGGATAAAGATTTTTGGAAAGGTGAGGCTAAAAATAATAGTAGTTTTACTACACTTAAATTTTTATCAAATATTGACTATAGTGAAAATATTTTTTGTGGTAGTCTTAAAAACAATAAAGTATACCAAAAACTAATTTTTGAAAAAATATGAATGAAGTAATTTTAGGTAATGCGATTGAAGTATTACAAAGATATGAGGATAATACATTTGATTTAACTGTAACATCACCACCGTATGATAACTTAAGAACTTATAATGGAAAAATTAAGGATGAGGTTGTCTTTGAAGATGGATTTAGTTTCCCATTTGTGGAAATGGCTCGTGAGTTATATAGAGTAACCAAGAAGGGTGGTGTTGTTATTTGGGTGGTAAATGATCAAGTAAAAAATGGTGGAGAAACTGGTAGTTCATTCAGACAAGCACTTAAATTTAAGGAGATTGGATTTACATTGTACGATACGATGATTTATCATAAGAATGGAGCCCCATTTCCTGAAACAGGTAGATACTCACAAGTATTTGAATATATGTTCGTCCTTTCAAAAGGGAAACCAAAAACGGTTAATCTATTAAAAGATAAACCAAATAGATGGGCGGGACATAGTAATTTTGGTGATCCATCAAAAAGAGAAAAAGACGGAAACCTTAAAAAGGTTGACAAGTTTGTTGTATCTGAATTCGGTACAAGGTATAATGTATGGTATGTTAATAATGGTAAAGGGTTCTCATCCAAAGACGACATTGCATTCCAACATCCTGCAATATTTCCGGAATCATTGGCTGAGGATCATATTCTATCTTGGAGTAATGAAGGTGATATAGTATTAGATCCTATGTGTGGTAGTGGAACGACATTGAAGATGGCGAAACTTAATAACAGGAATTATTTGGGTATTGACATCAATGAAGAATATGTCGATTTATCAAATCTAAGAATACAAAATATTGAACCATACACTAATGAAACACCTAATCCAAAGGTTAAATTCCTTTTATCTAAAGAAGATGCTTTATTGAAAAGAAAAAATAATAAAGAATCTAAAAATTTGTTGGATTAATAATTATTTGTATATTTGTAAAAAAAACAATATGAGATATCTAATGTTTGTGTACGGTGAAAGTGAAACTATGGATAGTGAAGCCTTAACCACTAAAATTGGTAAAGAAATCCAACCCATTGTAATTTCAGAACAGATAAAATACATTTATGGTGATGGTAACGCAATTTTTCATTTTGAATCTGAGTTAAAATATGAAGAAATGTCTATGTATGTTGAGATGGTTTTTGAAGAATTAGAAGACATTATGTTTACCTTAATACCATTTAATGGTAAGATGGCAACAAATATGGGTAAGGATAGAAAAAATCACCTATTGTCTATTGATGAGGAGGATAAGATTGAGATTAATACTTTCACTGTTAGTTCTGAAGATATTAGTAATGATGGTGCGATTTTTGATATGTTTATGGATATGATTAATCAAGGTAGTCCATTTATTATCAATAAAACAAATGAAGATGTGTGTAATATGTCATTGGACGAACTTTTAGATAAAATCAATGACAAGGGAATAAATTCACTCACAAAGGCGGAGAAATTAAAATTGGAACAATACTCAAAATAAAATATATGAAGGAAAAAGGAACAGGAATGCCCATTAATCAGGATGAAATCTCTCACTACCTAAAGGATATTAGGAAGATTAAAGTTATGACACCTGAAAGGGAAAAAGAATTATCTAAACTTATGATGTCGGATACTTTAACTGACAAACAACGAAAACAAGTTGAACAGGAGTTGTTAACAGGTAATTTACGATTTGTTATTACCGTTGCAAAACAATATCAAAATCAAGGTTTGGATTTTCCTGATTTGGTTGCTGAGGGTAACTTAGGGTTATTGAAAGCAATTAAAAACTTTGATTGGAGTAAAAATTTGAGATTTATTTCATATGCCGTTTGGTGGGTTAAACAATCTATTATTCAGTCTTTAAATGACAATGCGAGAACAATTAGACTTCCTGTAAATGTTGTTCAGGAACTTCATAAAGCTAAAAAAGAAATTGAGAATAATGGAGGAAAACTATCGGATAAATTCTCATCTTTACCATCAATGATTGACTTAGATATGAATATCAATGATGAGGGAGATACATTCCTTGATATGATACCAAATATGGATGCAGACGCTCCTGATGCGGCTTTTAATACTGCGGACATTCTTAAAGAAAAATTAATCAATACACTTAGTGTTTTAGATGAAAGAGAACGAGTAATTATTGAGGATTATTTTGGACTTAGTGGAACACCAAGAACTTTGGAAGATATTGGAGGTGATTTTGGTTTAACTAAAGAACGAGTAAGACAGATTAAAGAAAGAGCTTTGAGAAGGTTACGAAATGAGAGTTCTGAATTATTTGATTATATCTAAATAATTTTCTATACTTTTTGTTTGGTGGTTTAAAAAAGATCATTACATTTGTAATGTATCTAAAACGAAATATTATGACAAACGACATCATCAAAGTAAACGAAGGAACATTATCAGGAGACGTATTCTACGGATCATTCAACACCACAGTAAAAGGTAAAAGAATTTCAGTTTCGGTTTCAAACCACCTTAAAGATGCGGACAAAGAATACGAATTCCGTATCGCAAATAAATGTCAGGCAGGATTCATCAATATCCACGACACTAAAGGAACTGCGGCGAGTGTTATTCGTGGATACCAAAAAAACTCATTGGTTAATATCCAAGCAAAAAATGAGTACGGACAGTGGATGAATGTTTACACAATTAAAGGTGGTAAGTGGTACTCAATCGACAAAGGGTTCTTGGATGTGTTAACTGTTGGGACAATGAGAGAGTCATTCCCTGATATGTGTGACATGGAACTTTGGGGTAGAATGGGAGCAAAAACTTGGGCAGACAAATCATTTAAACAAAACTAAAAAAATGGGGGGGTATAACCCCCCACATACACAAAAACAACCTTATTGGGAAATTAAAAAATAATATGGGAAGCGTAATTGATTATATTGAATGTACAAATTGTAAACACGAAGCGTTTAGTGACTTCTATTACAAAACAGGGGAACAATATGTAAGTTGTAATAACTGTGGGTATCACTACTCACAAACATTCCAAAGGGACGGTACCGGAAGGTTCATCACCAAAGACGGAAGTGATGATTATCATTTTGAAAATCTGATTATGAATGTTTCGGAACTTAAAAATCCTTATGGTGCGTACAGAATAAAGACATATCATTCACCAGCAACACAGTGTGGTTCTTTTGAGAATGAAGAACAGTGTAACGAGTTTAAGAAAAGTATTATGGATGATGTTGAAATTGAATTTGCGTCGGTATCCAGGTTTATTAACGAGGAAATTGTTGTTGAGACAATAATTGATAATGGACCTGAAGTTGATTCTTCTGGATTTACAATTGAGGATCGTTAATTTAAAATAACAGCCCTATCATATATGAACCCCCACCTAAAATGGGGGTTTTTCTTTATCTTTTATATTTATTAGGTATAGTTTAATAATATGAAAGAAAAATTTTTACCTTGGTTTTTATTATTTTGTGCGATAGGTTTATCGGGAACTGCTGCCTATTATAGTGTTGTTGGATTATCAATTGTTTTTATTGGCGTTGCAATACCAGTAATAATAATGGGTTCATTTTTGGAGATATCAAAAATTGCTATTGCAACATATCTTCATGACAAATGGAAGGAAACATATGGCGCGTTGAAGATATACATGACGATTGCATTGGTGACTTTATCAATTATAACCTCTTTAGGGATTTATGGATTATTGAGTACAGGGTTTCAGGGAAACATTGCAAAACTTGAAATAAATGAGAAAAAAGTCAAAAATGTTGAAGTTAAAAAGAAACGATTTGAAGAAATAAAAGACGAACTCTCTAAAGAAAAAACAATTCTTAATGGGGATATAACAAAGTTGAGAGACGGACTTTCAAATAACACCACCACACAATCTGTGGACGGTAGAACTGGACAAGTAGTTACAAGAGCAAATAATGCGAATAGACGATCATTTGAGACACAACTATCACAAGCACAAGTTAGAAGAGACACTATCGCAAAACGAATTGATTCAATGAATGATAGTATTACTAAACTTGACATTGAAATTTTAGATATGGAATCTCAAGAAATATCTGGTAGTGAACTTGGGGCTATTAAGTATGTAAGTGAACTTCTTGATTGGGAAATTAAAAGGACTGCAAATTTATTTATTTTAATTTTAATATTTGTATTCGATCCTTTAGCAATCACATTGGTTATTGCAACAAACCAAGCATTTAAGTCAAGAAGAAAAGAAGAAGACACCCCCCAAGTACCCATTAACTACCCTCCAAGTACCCCCCAAGTTAATGATACCGATGAACTACCGATGAACTACCGATCAACTACCGATCAAGTCAATGAGTATAGTTTTATTGATTATGATATATCCAAGGAGTTATCAGATGATATTGAAAATGATACGCCAAAACCATCATCCCCTGATTTAGTTGTTGATGAATTGTTTGATACAATTGATAAATATGAATTAGATATTAATGAAGTAAAAAATAAAAAAAGATTAGTATATAAAAAAGAATGATTGATGTTGTAAAATACGGAGAATTTAAACCGACGGGAAAACAAAAGAAGAAAAAACAAATAATTTTATCTCATACATCTAGAGATGTTAAAAACTATTTAATGTCTTTAAAGTACCGATATAACGGAAAATACGACAAAGTTCCAAATTATATTGTTAACCGAGAAGGTAAAATTTTAAAACTTCTAAATGATAATGAACACTCTAATTATTTTTCAGAACCCAATATAAATAGGAACTCAATCATAGTATGTTTAGAGAATTTAGGATGGATGGAAAAAGAACCATTAAAAAATTCACACATTAATTGGATTGGTAATATTTATAAGGAGAAGATATATGAAAAAAAGTGGAGAGATTACTTTTTTTGGCAACCATATACTGAAATTCAGATAGAAAAAACTGCCGAATTATGTAATCATTTAATGAAAGAACTCTCTATAACAAAAGAATGTATCGGACATAATACTAAAATAAATGGTGTTGAAAGATATGAAGGTATTGTGACTAAAAGTAATTTTGATAGTGAATTTACTGATGTTAGTCCGGCTTTTAATTTTGAACAATTTATAAAGCTAATTGAAAATGAATAATTACGAGGAACTAAAAAAATTATTAGAATCATCAAGAAGATTACTTGGGGGGGATTTATTAAACGAAGAGTCTAATAGAATTAGAAAAAGTTATGGTATGATAACTGAACAGTCTAACCCAACAACTGATATAACAAAAAAAATTAATCCATTAGGGGACTCAGAAGAAGAAATTGAATATGAGACTGCTGATAGCGGTGAAGAAGAAACAGAGAGTAAACCTGAAAAGAAAAAAGCATATAGAATTTCGGGCGGAATTTTAGTTCTTCATGGAACAGATAGTACTGATATACAATTAACAACCGATGATAAAATCGCATTCCAAGAAAGTATGGATGAGTTTGTTGCGGAAGTGGCGGAAATTGTGGACTTCAATAAACTAAATGTTTATGAAAATAATGTAGAATGGTCAGGTAAAATTACAGAATTGGATCTTGAGTTCTTCTTCTCAATTGGTGAAACTAAAGGGGTATACATAAATGGTACTATGATTAAGTTGGATGATGAATTCTTAGAATTTGTTAATAAACTACAAACATACTACGAGAAATTTAAATCTAAGTGGTCTAAAGTGATTGCATCAAAAAAGAAAACACCTGAAAAATGAAACAATTCTTAAATACCAATTTTAAATACATCCTATTTGTTGGGGTTGGATTATTTGTTATGTACTTTATGGTTTATTTATTTACACCAAAACCTGAAATGTCAGAATTAGATAAATATAAATTAGAACAATTAGATAAAGACATTGACTCAATTTTAAAAAAACAACAACTGCTTGATAAAAGAATCTTAGAATATAAGACAGAACTAAGTAAGATTGACTCAACAATTGCACAAGTCAGAAACCAAAAAACTATAATAAAAGAATATTATAAAGAAAAAGGTGAAGAAATAACAGGAATGAAACCATCTCAAATTGACAGTTTATTCCATAAAAGATATAAGTATTAAGATGAAAAATTTATTAATTACATTATTGTTATTCGTTCCATTGTTATCATTTGGACAAGTTAAAAAGGACACAACACAGATTTGTTTCCCATATAGTGTTGGAAAACAAATTGCGTTAGATTTAAATAAATTAGATCAGTTAACTGAAGTACTTAAATTAACTGAAACAGAACTTAAAGAAACTCAAAACAAAGTAAGTGTTCAAAACGATATTATCACTACAATGGAACTTAAAGAAGATAATTATGAGTTACAAATTCAAAAGGAACAAGAAAAATTTGGAATTGTTGAAGAACAAAATGAAGGATTAAGAAAAGATATTAAAAAAATTAAAACCAAAAATACAGTTATTGAAATTGTTGGAGGGGCGATAATTGGTGCATTAACCTATATACTTATTTTTAAATAATGGCACTATCACAAACAGATAAAAGAGAAATTGAAACATTGGTTAGAAAAGAGATTAAAGATTTCTTAGGATCAACTACTGTGAAACAGTTTGAAGATAAACTGTTAGATAGAATTTCCAAAGAAATGAAGAGAGGTAAACTAGAAAAAGATGTAAAAGACTTAATAATAAAATCATTCAGAGAATTCTATACGATAATGTATCAACAAAGAAGTTTCTGGGAATCAAAATTCAGAAGTGCGTAATGGAAAACCTAACCGACTTATTTAAAAAACAATTCAACCAAGAAGCCAATATGATTGGATTGACAGGTATTGATCAAGCAAAAGCGAGAAAAGAATTTACTGAAAATAAAAAGTCGGAAGATGATGATATTAGAAATAAATCAAAAGATTATCTTAAAGATGGTGTTGATTTATCCGACATTATGAAATTAGTTAAAAATAAAAAATTAACTAATAATAAAATCAAAGGTGAAATAAGAAAATTATTAAAGAAACCTGAAGAACTTAAAGATTTCTTAAAATCTTTAATTAGTAAAGATAAGACTGAAACTAAAGAGGCAACAGGAACTGGAAGTTCGGGATCTGATATAACAACACCATTGTTTTCAGGTGAAGAACCCAAAAAAGTTGAAGCCACAGAAACCGCGTCTTCAGGTTATGGAGTTGGTGCGTATGAAGGACCTAGTATTTGGGCAAAAACCACAAGTAAGAAGAATTGGAAACCATCAAGGAAGACACAGATACCAGGAGGAAAATTCGTTCAGGTTAAAAAAAAATGTAAACGATTTCCCTATTGTAATCAGGGAGATATTAAGGCTCTTAATATATTTGAAAACGAAACTGTTAAAAATGTTATTGAGAAAGTAAGTAACACCTATAACTTACACGAGGAACATATAAAAGACATTATTTTATATGAGTTAAGAAAAACAAACAAATAACGATATTTATTATAAAAACACAATTATGAAAAGTAACACTTATTACGATAATTTATTTAGAAAAGTTCTAACCGAAACTTTAGAAGGAAAGGCTGATGAGATAATGGAAAAATTAAAATTTAATCCTCCAGGGAAATCGTTTGACTATGTCCAAGAAGGAGAAACTTGTGAATGTGGAGGTGAAATGAAAGAAGGTGAATGTATGGAATGTGGATACATGAATGAAGAGATGAAAGAAAGTAGGTATGTTACATCCAAAGGAGGTAAATTCCCTAACGAAAAAAAGGAATTATCAAGACAAGATTCTGAATGGACTATGCCAGGATTTGATATGGAAGAATACTGTGCTCAATATTACGATATGGATCCTGAAAGATGTCAATCATATTATGATCAAAAAGAATATAATGATAATAGAGGTGAAATCGATGAAAGACTTCATGGTAAACAATCTCGTTTGGATAAAAACAAAAATGGAAGAATAGATTCGGAAGATTTTAGATTACTTAGAAAAAAAGGAAAAAATACGGAAATGGAAGAAGGCAACGCATTTTCAGGAGCTCTTGCCAATGCTAAAAAAGAAGGTAAATCTCATTTTTCTGTTGATGGTAAAAAATATACTGTTAAAGAAAGTAAAAGACAAAATGATAATGGTGTTTTATATAAATTAGAATACATTAATGAAACCGCATTGTTTACTGAAGATGAAATAATAGATATTATTGAGGGTATTATTAAAGAAGAAAGTAAAACAAAAAATACGATTAAAACAGGTAAAACACCTGCAGGGTATATGGCATATGAAAAGTCACATAAAGGTTCGGGAAAAGAAGAAGATGACTATATGAAAAGTTTTGAGAAGAAAATGAAAGATTATCTTAAAGACGGATCTAAAGGTAAGTATGAAATGAATCCTAAACATTTTCCTATGGGTAATGGTGAAATTGAAAAAATGGAAAAAATGGCTTATGTACCATCAAATGCTGTACAGGATTATGTAGATAACTTTACCGCCGCAGCATTAGAAAACTTAGACTTCAATGATGGGATAGCTCCAAATGAGGATTGGATGACAGATAACATTGAAGGTTCATCTAGAACGGGTAATAACCCTGAATGGGCAAATGCGGTTGAAACACCAACAAACAAGAAAAGAAACAAAATAAGAAAAGATAATTTACTTGGTAAACTAAAAAGAAAGGCATATAATAAATCTGTACAACCAGTAGTTTCAGATAAAACAGGTAATGAAACAGATAAAGCAAGTAAAGTTATGATGAAACTTGAATCAGTTGAAAACAAAAAAATTGAAAAACTTAATGAGGAGTTCGATAGAATGAAGTCGTTGATTGGTTATCAAGATAAGACACAATAATTTACATAAAAAATATCTTTGTTATTATTCTCCATAGATACTTGTCTATGGAGAATTTTTTTAATTATATAGCAAAACCAATGGATCCCGATGATGTGGACATATGGTTTAGAGTTAATAATATAATACCTGAAAAAATGGATTTATATTATGACTTTAGTTTTTCATTATACTATTTGATTTTAGACACATATTTGGGTGACGACAAAAATAGTGAAACCAAAATAGTATTATCTGATGAAGATAATTTAAAACATTTTGAATGGTGTTGGAATAAAACAATTGAGAACTTTCAAAAAGAAGAAATTACTTTTAATAAAAAAGGGGATCATTATGAGTATTTCTTATCATTCTTCACTGACATATTCTATAATCAAAAGGAGAACAAAATAAAAAGTTCAATAGGAACATTCTTTAACGACTTATTCGACAGGAAAAAACCTTTTACAAAATCTGATTTGGATATGATATCAAGTATATATAAATCATTAGATAAAAATATGTCAGTATAATATTGACATTAGAGTTAACTAATTTAGATTTATGATAATATAAATAAACTTTTTTTAATTAACAAAATGGAAACATTAGAAAAAATTAAAGCACTTACAGAGGAACTTAGTGTTGATGTAACGAAGTTCAACAGTGGTAATAAAAGTGCGGGAACTAGAGCAAGAAAGACTTCCCAAGAATTAAAATCTTTATTACAACAATTAAGAGGTGAAATTCTAGAATCTAAAAAAGCTGCGTAATATGACTAACATAAATACTATATATCTTTTTGTATTTGTGTTCTCACTAATTGCAGTATTTAGAATTGTTTTTAGATTTACTGTTTCCCTACTACAATCTGAACCGAAAAAATTTGTGATGAGTAGTAGGGAAACTATTTATTTAGGTTTATTCATATCTTACATCATAACATATTTAATACAATCAAATTAATGGGATTATTTGAAGAATTCAGTATACTATTTCCTTACTTACAATCAGTTAGGAAAATTAAAAATTATTTATCTTTTGACATTGAATTTCCTGAAACATGGAAGTTACCTAAAAAATATGTTAATGAGAAATCTGTAATGGAGAATGAAAAAACAACAACAGGTTATAGGTTCTTCTCATTTGTTGCTGAGTTTAATGAAACCTCAACAAACCAATTAATTGATAGTATTAAAAATGTCATCTCTTACAATAAAGAAAGAGAAGAAAAAGACAGGTTATTCCAACACAAGGTAAATGAGTTGAAAGCGATTTTTGAAAAACAAAATTTAAATAGTCTACAAGCTTTGAAATTTGACATAAATGATCCTAAAATTGAATTAGAAGATGACGAAGAAACCACTGAGCCAACTGGAAGGGATGCAGGATTGGTTGAAGAACGAGATTAATAAAGATAAGAAAGAACTTGAACTTGAAAAAATAAAATTTCTAAATGAGATTAAAAATTTTAAAAAAGAAGACATAGTTCAAAAAAATACGAATAAAGTTAAACTAACAATATGGCAGAAACTGAAAAAAATGTTAATGGGATAATGGAAAAATTAGCATTAATAACTGATGCCACTCAATCAATGTTCCCAAAAGGTAAATCCGTAATAGTTTTTGAATTGAATGAGGGAGACTTCAAAGAAGTATTAGGAAATTTTAGACAACTCGATCAAGGACATAAAAAATTTAAAATTGATATATCAGGAGTTGAGGTTGTTTTTATTTTGGAGGGTCAATACGACGACTCAAAAATAAATGTAGCACCTGTAAAAAGGAGTTTTATTGGGAGACTATTCCCTTTTATAAGTCGTAAATCGTCTATATAAAACCGATTTAGGAATACCATTACTGGATAATAAATCATAAAGGTATTTCTTTTGTTGTGGTGATGAATCTTTAACAATAATAGTATCAATTCTACCTTTATTAATCATATAATTAGACACACCATCAACAAATCTATCACAATCATCTTCACTCTTTAATGAAAATAGATTTATATCACTGTCATGTTGGATAACAATTTTGTTATTAATTTTCGATAAAAGTTTAACCCCAATTTTAGGTAGATGTTTCCTCATAAACTTATCAACACCTATCTTAGTTTTATTTTTAATATCGTATAGTTGTTCCTCTTTTCTATATGGAGTAATTTCAACTATAGTATAGTTTGGATCTTCAAGTTCAATTTTTATTGTTCTACCAAAATCATCTCTAACAAAATATGGTGATGACTCATCCATCTTTGAAACTAATGCAAGTTCGTAGACGCATTTTTTACCATTCTCAGTCTCAACACCAAAAAATACATTTTTATTTTCTTCTATTAAGTTTTTATAATATTTTGTAGCATTAACTTTAGTTTTAAACTTCTTTATAATTTTCTTTTTTACCTTATTTTTGAATAATACAATTGTGAAATTGTCCATTTTTTCATATCTTTGTAATTAAATATAATTAAAATACTATATAAATGAATATTCCGAATTATTACGACATATTAGGTGTTCCTGAAACTGCAACCCAAGATGAGATAAAAAAAGTATATCGTAAACTGGCAAAAGAAAATCACCCTGATGCTGGTGGTGATGAGGAAAAGTTTAAGCAAATTGCTGAAGCATATGATACTATTGGTGACGATAACAAACGACAAGAGTATGATATGAGAAGAAAGAACCCATTTGCAGGAATGGGAGGAGGTGACGATATATTCCAACAGATGTTTAATCAGGCATTTGGTAATCGTAGACAAAAAAATGTGGTACATGATTTAGTTATTGATACTGAATTAAAAGTTACTGAATCATATTTGGGTGCGAATAAAGAAATCACATATCGTAGGAAATTAAAATGTGATCCATGTAATGGTAGTGGGGGTGAGAAGAAAATTTGTCCCGAATGTAATGGACAAGGTTCTGTAGTGAGACAGATGGGGTCTGGTATGTTTATACAAATGGTACAAGTTGCTTGTAACACTTGTTCAGGACATGGACGAGTTATTACAAATCCTTGTCATATTTGTAATGGTAGTGGGACTAAAGATGAGATGAAAACTGTTGAAGTTAAATTACCTAATGGTATTGATGATGGACAATTCATCCGATTACAAGGTGTTGGGGATTTTAGAAACGGTGTTTATGGTAACTTAGTTGTTAGAGTTAAATTGGTTTCTGATAATAATTTTGAAAAGTACGGACCTCACTTAATTTATAATGCTTATTTCACATTGGATGATTTGAAGAAGAGTGATTTTGAAATACCTCATCCTGACGGTACGGTAAGGTTAAGATTCCCAAAGACATTTGATACAACAAAACCCTTAAGAGTTAAATCAAAAGGGTTTAAAGGTGAAGTGATAGGTGACTTGTTGGTTAACCAGCATGTCCGATTTGAAAGGGATTAAAATAAAGAAATTACATCTTTAATTATTTGGATGGTACCGTAAATTCCGGCACCAAACATATATAATGAGAATATTAATAATCCCCATTGTGTTTTACTCATACCTTTTTTACATTGACTACATCCTGTAACTTGTGTTGCTTCTTTTTTTGATTGTTCTACTTCTTGTTTCATAATGTTATTTTTGATAATAAATAATTATATCACCAATTATTTTATAAGTGAATGATTGGTTAATAATTGATTCTCTTATCACAATATCATCATTTCTTGTTATTATAATCTCTCTAGTGTTAACATTATTGAATAATTTTTTTGGGTGACGGATTGAGGTATTTATTGTTATTTTAAGATTATTATTTTTTATGTTGTAATGAGTAAATAATTGATAATCAAAACCTAAACGGTAATCACGAATCAATAATGCACATTTATGTTTACAGGTATTAAATAAAATAAATGATTGATTAATTAAAACATCGTATATGTCCGACATTGAGTCCATGATTTCATCCGTTGGGACTCTAATAAATTCACCACTACCGGTAATAGCTCGGAAAGATTCATAAGTTTGAACGATACTCAATGGTTGACCATTAATGGTAACATTTTTAATAGGAACACTCTCAACAATTATACTCTTAAGTAATGGTAATAAATTCATATATAATATAAATACAAGAAACCCCACCTTTTTAGAGATGGGGTTACAATTATTTCATTCCTAAAATTGAGGTAATCAACCCAGACCGATTCACCCAGTCATTAGCGGTCAGTTTGTTTAATAGGATTCTGACAACCTGTTGATAATATTGATTACTCAACCACATCAACAATACAAAGATAGTGAAGTTTTTGGTTCTGCCAAAACTTTTGTAATCTTTTTTAAAAAAAATATTCATTGACTGATTATCATAAATATCTTATACTTTACCTATGTTAAGTTATATCGGAGGTAAGAGTAAAATTGGAAAGTGGATAGTCCCTTTCTATGATAATAATATGGAAACATATGTTGAAACATTCGGAGGGATGTTTTGGTGTTTCTTCAACATGGACTTAAAACAGTTCCCAAACCTAAAGAAAGTTGTTTATAACGACTTTAATCCACTTAATTACAATCTGTTTAAATGTATTCAGAACCCAACTGAATTATTGAATGCAATTAACGCAATTGATTGTCAGAAATTTGGTGTAGAAGTAACTCCACCAATTTATAAAGAACAGTTTATCAGGTTTCAGGCTGAAATTTTTAGTGAAGGTTTCAGTGTAGAACCTGGTAATTATGAAGTTGCTGCTAAATACGCTTATGTCCTTACACAGGTTTTTAGTGGTTCTAAACCTGAGACAAGTTCATTCATTGACTTGAAAGGTAAATACAAATCAAAGTATCTTACATTTAGAGATAAATTATCTAAACCTGATTGGGTAGAACATTTCTTGAAAATTACGGATGTTGAAAATATGGATTTTGAGGATGTCATTAAAAAGTATGATTCACCAACAACATATTTTTATGTTGATCCACCATATTGGAAAACTGAAAATTACTATTCAAATCACGATTTTGACAGAGAAGATCATGAAAGACTTGCAAATATATTAAAAGGAATGGAAGGTAAATTTAGTTTGTCGTATTATGACTTCCCGTTGTTATCGGAATGGTTCCCTAAAGAACAATATAGTTGGGAGAAAAAAGAATTCGCTAAGGCGGCGGCAGCCAAAAAAGGTACCAAACAAAATATGGGTGAAGAATTACTTATACTGAATTATTAATTAATTTATTCATTTTTATTTATCGTAATATTTATAGTAAAAACATCAAATGAAATTAGTAAAAATTTTATCATCGGTAATCGTAGAAAATGTTGATCCTAAATTTAGATTAACAGAAATATCAAATAAATTAATGAATCAACTTGTCCTTAAATTTAGTAACGAAACTAAAGATTCTGAGGATGATATTAAAAGTTATATTGGTGATTTTGATAAATATAAAAACGGATTACCTGCCGACAAACGAGACATTACAAAATATACATATGATCAACTTAAGTCTGTGATTTTATCAAAAAGAGTTAAGAAGGAAGAAGGTGATATATTTAAAACCTATATGAAGGGTCCTGGTAAAGGTTCTGATCAAAGACAAGTTAAGTCTATGATTAAGAAATTCTTAGAGATAAGAAATTATCTACCTGAACCTAATAGGGATATTATGAGATACCCTTATTTGAAGTTGGTTGAATTGATACAAAATAAATTTGGTGGAATTATTACCAAGGCGGCATTTGAAAAATATAAGAAAGAAAGAAACGATTTAACAAACGAGCAAATACTTTCTTACATTGAAAGATATGTTGATTTGTATGATAGATTGGAAGCAAATACGCCACCGATTATGTTAATGTCATTTGATGAGTTGGAGGCGGCATTGGATCATTTACCTGACGGAGATGATACACCAAAGAAAAAAGGTGACGACTTTAAAGATATTGAAACAATCTACGATAAAGATAATTTGTATATCTTCAAACCAAACGGTAAAGAACAATGTATTAGATTAGCACATGGAAGACCTTGGTGTACATCAAGAATTGGTGGTGGTAACTTATATTACAACTATCGTTTGGAAAATAACTTAACACTTTACTATGTTATTGACAGAGATACCCCATTTGATGATTTGAACTTCGCGGTTGTTATCTTGGTTGATGAGTATGGAAGAAAAAGAATTGCCGATGGTAAAAACATGGCTGGTGGATATTCAGGACACAGAACAGAGACTTGGGATACAATCTCATCTAAAGTTCCGAAGTTAAAAGACAAAGAATACTTATTTACTCCAGATCCACTTACTGATAGAGAAAAAGGATTATTAAGAAAATACAAACATATTAATGTTCAAGACGATGCAGTTAAAGAACTTGGTTCGGTTGAAGATGCTGAGTTTTGGTTAGAAATTGCAAGTCCAAACCTAACAAACAAACCAAGAGTTTATATTAATTTACCTTCAGAACTTAAAAAGAAATATATTTCTTTGGGTATGGATTTAACAGGTGATATGATTACAAGTTCAGAACCTGATGTTGTTAAATATTATTTGGCAAGAAAGATTGATTCGTTGAGAACCAAAACTTTAAATAATCTTACCACCGCGGATATTGCTTTGATTAATATGCCGGGAATGAAAAATCTTAAGGAAGAACTTAAGGTTAAATATGCCGGACAGTTGGCAACAGAAGGTGACAACATTGTTAAGATTACATACCCGAATGATGCGTCATCAAAATATATTGCATTGTTTGGTTTTGATGAATTATTTGAAAATTTACCTGAAAGTATTACATATTTAACAATATCAAATAAATCAAACGATTCTCTTGATTTGGATATACCGGCAAGCATTGGTAAGTTTACAAATATAATAGCATTGGTACTTGAGAATTGTGTAAAATCACTACCTGAAGAATTAGGAAGAATGGAAGGATTAACATTCCTAACATTACAGAATAATAAAAATCTTCAAAGTCTACCTGAGTCTTTAGCGGATTTAGAGTATTTGGATCTTATTGCGTTATCGGGATCAAATCCAAGTGTTGTAATACCTGAAAGATTAAAGAATATGATGGTTGAAGAAGGTGATGGTTTTTACTATATTTCAAGAGACTAATTTAAATCCGAATATATGAGTAATGTTGATATTGAAATTTATGTATCACAATTAATTAATTTCTTTGAGAGTAATCCAAACGATTTAATTGAATTGATAGGTAATCTTCAGAAAGAAGAGTTCTATCATAAATTGAGAGAGAAGTGTGAAGAGAACTATAAGAAAGGTGAAGATATTGTTTTGACAAAAAATCAAATTATTGATATTGTGGTGGAACTTAAAATACCTGAACTATCGGATAAATTAAATCCTAAACAAGTTGTGGAAGGGTTTATCCAAAAAACAAAGTTTGGGGATATTATTTTAAATTAATTTCATTTCGTATTTGGCAATTACAAATTAATTACTATCTTTGTGATGTAATTAAAACCAAAACATTATGATTTATACACCAGAACTTATCAAATCCGTAGCCCCTTCAGTATTCGCAACATCAGCATCAAGCAAGTTGTCTGACAAGTATGTCTTTGTACCAACCGATCAAGTCATTGAATTTTTCGATCGTGAAGGTTGGGAAATTTCAGATGTTAAACAAACAGGTAAAGGAATTCACGCAACCCATCAAATTAGATTCCGTAATGGAGAACTTCCTTCAGTTGGAGACACATTGGTTGAAGCAATTGTTCGTAACTCACACAATGGTATGTCAACATTCTCAGTCAGTGCTGGACTTCACCGATTGGTATGTTCTAACGGACTTACAGTACCTACATCAGTTGCCGACAAATTTAATGTTAGACACAGTGGGTTTGAACTTGACGATGTGAAACGATTGATGGACGGTTTTGCAAAGAAACTACCAACAATCCAAGGATCTGTTGGACGAATGATGGAACGAGAACTTACCATTGACGAACAAATTCAATATGTTCAGAAAGCGTCAAAAATCCGATGGGCTGAAGGATCAATCCCAACTGACAACCAACTTGTTGACATCCTTACACCAAATCGTGTGGAAGATAGTAATAACGACTTGTGGACAACCTTCAATGTAGTACAAGAGAAGTTTGTACGAGGAGGGTTTGACTACCGAACTAAAACAGGACGAAAGTCAAAACTACGAGATCTTAAAAGTATCTTGGCGGTAAACAACATCAACACAAAACTTTGGGAACTTGCCGAAGAAATGATTTAAAAACAACGGAGGGTTAATCACCCTCCTTTTCTATTATGGAGAATAGTGAAATAAAATATTTTAAAAAGATTGATGACTTTATTACTTCTTTATTGGAGAAAACGAATAAAGTGTACAGTGTTATTGAGTGTATGGATTATATTCCGATTACACCTGAACTTTTATTAACTAAACGATTTACAATTGAGTATCTTGATAGTAAATCTTATGGAGGTTCTTTAATCCATACTGAAGGTATTTTTAGAAATAATGCTGGTATCTATTTGTATTTATCTAAAATGGAGGTTGAGACTACTTATAAAATAAAAGTAATATACGACATATCACAACTTGATGAAGTTGTGTTATTCATAAAAAATTTAACAAGATTAAAATAAAATGGAAATTACAGGAAATCAATTACAAGAAAAAATAAATAATGGTGAGAAAGTAATCGTTGAATTATGGGCAACTTGGTGTGGACCCTGCAAAATGATGAAACCAATTTTTGAAAGAGTTGCAACTGAAAATACTACTAATGTACAGATGTATACGATGGATGTTGATCAAAACAGAGAAGTTGCAATGGCATTAGGGGTTAGGAGCGTACCGACAATTAAAGTATTTAATGGTGGGAATGTAACTAACACAAGAGTTGGGGTTCTCCAAGAAAATGAAATAAAAGGTTTAGTTCAAGAATTAATCAATGGATAAGGTAGTAGTATTATTCACAATGGAAGGATGTCCTTTTTGTGTTGAGATGAAAGATATGTTAGTTAAAGAAGGGATTGATTTTGTTGATCGCGACATTGACGAATATGAAGAGGAATATAATATGTTTGTTGAGATAACAGAGAATGAATTTGTTCCGGCATTTATGTTAATTGAAAATCCTGAGACAGAACCGATTAGTCAATTATTTGCACCTGATAGAGATTATCAAGATTTAGAAGACGGTGTCAAGATAATTAGAGAATGGATTGAGAAATAAAAAATAAACCCCACCTTTTAGGATGGGGTTTTTTGTTAGAATAGAATTATATGTTCTAATAAATCTTGTTTAAGGTACGGTTTTTCACCATCAGGATTCAGGACATCATCAATTAAATTATAATCCGACAAACGCTCTCTAAATGAGTCCATATTAAAATCAAATACATCAAGAATAAGTGACTTAATTGATTTCTTGTCAATTTTTGAGTCGGATATAATTTTAATTTTTAAATCTTCATTATTATCTTCCTCAGTGGTGAAATAAAATGATACTTCATTGACACCTAATAAATTAAACATATGGTTCATTATGTAATGTGAGTAATATGTGTTTAACCTTCCACAATCTAAACTATAACCATATGGGAATTCTGATGAAATTGATATTTCTGAAATATCAGGTTCAGGTTCCTCAACAAAAATATCTTTCTTTACCATAACCCAACCCTTATGAATTGTGTTTATATCCTGATTATATCTAACAACATCAATGGTATTAATATCTGACATTTCCAGCTCCTTCAGGGTATCACCAAAAGATTCCTTGAACTCATTTTTAATTTCGTTTATGTCTAAATACTCATTTGATGTTGTTAAACCATTAACAACCATAAATGCACCACAATCTGTGACTTGGATAATTGATTTTTCTGTTTTGTTGATTTTTGAGAGAATAAAGTCGGCAAATAAATTTACGATTCCTCTTTTTGAATTTTTGTTAATTAATCTCATAACTATTAAATTTTTATAATGTGTATGAAATTAAAACAACATTATAAATAGTTTAGTAATAAAGACGATCAGGTAACCCGTCATTGATATTCTCAACAACTTTTCTATTATCTGGATAGTCAGGAACCCTGATTCTTAAAAAATCATCACTATCGCCCATGTAATGGCGTAACATTGATGAGTAATCACCATATTCAAATAAAGTATCCTCATATCCAGCAAATGAATTTAAAAAATTCTCAATATCACTTTTAATGTTTTTAATTTTAATATAAGGTATATATACGGTTTTTAAACCGTTTTTGTTTTCAACCCAACTGTGCTTACCCTCAAAGTAAGTTGATAACTCATCAAATACCTCCGAGTACACTTCATCATTATATGCCTGATTGTAAGCCTCATCACCCAACCAACGAAAACTATTCATCAAATCATTTAAATCACCTTTAAATAATGAATTCATAGAGTCCTCATCCTCAACAACAGACATCACATTTGATTCAGTAATGATAAATCTACCATCGTCATCCGACATATCTCTAAACAATTCACTTTTATAATCATCTAAAGATAATTCTTGATTACCAACCAATTCTAAAACTCTCTCGGCTAATAATTTCATATTCTTTTCGTTAAGTTCTTCAACAATATCTTTATAAACATCGTAAACGGTATCACTATAAGGTTCCCACCAATCCTCATCTAAAACATTTTTTACAATATCTCTATCGTTATATTCTCTTGAATACTGGTTGTCCTTAAAAAAATCGGATAACTCAGATAAGTCACTCAACATTAAATAATAACCATCACCACGAATTTCAACATCACTTAAAAAACCCTGAACAATCTCGTTTAGATATGAAGGATCGTTTTGTAGGCGATATAACATCAACTCATTTACAAACCGTTCATCTTCGTAGTGTATACTATCTAAATCAAAATAATTTAAAAATCCTGCGCGTTTTACATAGGAATAAAATCTTTTTACATCACCTCCGAATACATCAGAGATATCATCCCATTCACCATTATTGAATTTATTTACTAAATCTAAAACTTTTGACATACCTATAAATATAAAAAAAGGTGGAAACTTCCGTAACCACCCATTAATTTCTTTGGTAGAAATAAATTACCTCTTGTTATAATACTTCTCAACGATTTTTTTAACTGACTCTTGAACAGTGGCATTTTTTACTTGCTGTGGCTGTCCTTGAGCCGGTGCTTGTTGAGTAGCGGGAGTTCCACCATTGTTCTTATTTTTGCATCCACACCCCATAGCTGATTGTTTTTATTAGGTTTATTTTCTTATAAATATCTTAATAGAATGTATTTTGTAAATAATTTTGGTATATCAATAATATTTATAAAATATGAAAAAAGTAATTAGACTTACCGAATCAGATTTAATTAAAATAATTAAAACTAAACTCAACGAAGAAGAATCTGAATTTATTGAAATTCCCGCAAATGAATATGAACAGTTATTATCTGTAACTGGATATAATGGTGCGGCTCTTGAAAAGACAAGAAGGTTTAGAGGTAAGAAAATAAAAGTAAACGGTAGGTTAGATATATCAGGTAAACCAGTTACAAATCTTGGAACAATATATCTACAAGGATCATTAGAGGCAACTAGATCAAAGTTAGAAACTTTAAATGGTGTGACAATTACGGGGTCTAAATGGTACTATAATACACCATTGGAGTCTAAAGAAAAGATAAGGAAACGAAGAAAAGAATTGGATGATGCCCAAGAAAGAAGAGAAAATGGTGTGTGGGACTTAGATTATCCGAACATTGATGATGAGGGATTAAAAGCAAATGCTGCGTTTCAGTACCTTGTTGAAAATGGTGAGATAGAAGAAATAACATCAGAAGAAAAAAGAGAATTAAAAAATTTAGAACAAAGACAACTTAATATTTCTGATAGAATGGAAGCGGAAAATGATGAGGAACTTTTATCTGAATTGCAAAGTGAATACGATGAATTACAAGAAGACATTGATGATTTATTAAGAAAGGAAAATAATGATGTTTATGGATTGATACCCAAAAGTTTTGGACATTATAATATGTTATCTTTTATGACAACATATGATGATTTTAATGATGTGACAATTGCCGTTGGAACCGAATATGAAGCGGATGAATCAAAAAAAGAATGGGTTGAACAATTATTGGATGATGGAGGATATAGACACTTTAATCAATATACGGTTGAAAGACATATTGATGGTGATGAGGTTGCCGACTATTTTGAAGATGTTATTAGAGAATGGATATATGATGATCCTGATAATTATGACGTTGTAAAAGATTTAAGTAGAAGTCAAAAAGATGAACTTTGGGTTCTTAAAATGGAGAAATGGGTTTATGAAAATGAAGGAGTCAGGTTTCCAATAAAGTACCCAACAAAAGAAGAAAATGGAACTGTATTTGATTTTTGGGATGAAGATGAAGAACACGAATTTCAATTAAAATATGAAGGAAATAAGTGGGTATTATATAAAGACGGATCGATAGTTCAACCAGGTCAACTATATGATGATGAAGACACTGACGATCACCAAGATGATCGTGAAAGTAGAATTTCTGATATTGAATATGAAATACAAGAAATTGAAGAAAATCCTGATGGTGATTTGGATGAAGATTCGGTTGAAGAAAGGGTTGAAGATAAAAAATACGAAATTTCTAATGACCCTATAAGTTGGTTGAGAAATTACGACATGGATGTTGATAATTTTATTGATGAAAAGGCATTTATTGAAGATGTTGCTGGTGATGAGGATTATGGTATTTTGAATGGTTACGACTCAACATATGATATTATTAATTTGGGTAACCAAAGTTATGTTGTAATGATAACCGATAAATAATTTACAGATGACAAAACCTTTATTATACTTGAATAAATGGCAAGAAAAAAGAAAAATAAAGGAATTGAATTTATAATGGAAACAGATTGGTTATTTGAAAAACCAATTGATCAAGAACACAAAGAATATAAATTATTAAGTTACTTCCAAAAAATGGGAGAGAAACTTGATAATATGGAACTATATCCTGGTTTCATAGAGTTGTCATTGCATTTGGCAAGTATTCAAACCCTAATTAAAGATAAAAAATTAATTTATACTGATAAGAAGTTTGATACGATTGATGATGAACTCCTTGTTAAGGATTTGAAAATCAAACAAATTCCTGACATGACACAGGAAGAAACTCAAGAGTTTATTAGTATATTAAAATTTTCCGCACCAAGACTAATGGAGTACTTCAATGTTGCAAAGTCCGTGTGGTCAGTCGTGTTTGAAACAATTGAAGTTAAAATTAAAAAGAACAAAAAAAATCTATCGTTAAACAAAGGATACTTTTACTACAATGAGAATAAAACAAATAGTTTATATGTTTGGGAGTACAACATAACACCAGCATCAAGAGGTTCCATTGAGAAAAAAACACTTGTAAATTTAATTCATTCCGAACCAAAAGATAAGTTGACTATACCAAAAATAATTAATACATTTTCTCAATGGAGTTCTGATGAAGAAAAACCATCATTACCTGTGTTTGAAATGAAATGTAGTGATATATTCCCAATCAATGAAACATTACTACCATTATTCAAAAGAAAACTGATTTCATATATTAATCAAGAAATGTATGGGAAAGAAAAAAAAGTGATACAAATTAAAGTTAAGTAATATGGATATAATAGAAATTTTTGAAAAGTTGGTTAAGGAAAATCCAAACGATAGTGATTTGGGTAAAAAAGTTAGAGAAATGTATCACAAATTAAAGAGTGAAAATAATGGGATTCAACAAGAGGATACTCAGAAAAGATAATATTATTAATAATCTTGATAACCTATCAAGATATCTATCAGCCGATGCAATTATTATTAGTGACGACTTTTCAAATGAAGTGTTCAAAATGTTCTGCGAAGGAAAAACTGAGGATGAAATCATAAAATATATAAATAAAAACAAATGAAGATTAAACTTGAATATCTGTGGTTAGACGGATATATGCCGGAACCAAATTTAAGAAGTAAGGTAAAAATTGTTAATTACGATGACATAAAAAATTCATTTATAACGGGTAGATTTCCTGAATGGAACTTTGACGGATCATCAACAAACCAAGCAGAAACTGGGACTTCAGACTGTATTTTAAAACCTGTAAGACATTATTTGGATGATAAATTTGGTAGTGTGTATGTTCTTTGTGAGGTTATGAATTCAGACGGAACACCACATCAATCAAATACCAGATCATTACTTGGTAATGAACAAGAGGATTTGTGGTTTGGTTTTGAACAAGAATACTTTATCTATGATAGAAAAAATAAATGTATTTTAGGCCACGATGAAAACAACTTGGAACCACAAGGTAAATATTATTGTGGTGTTGGAGAATATGTTGCGGGTAGAGAATTTGTTGAAGAACATATGAATTTATGTTTAAGGTATGGGATTAACATAACAGGAATAAATGCCGAGGTTGCACTTGGACAATGGGAGTATCAAGTATTCTCTCAAGGTAAATTGAAATCAGGAGATGATTTATGGATGTCTAGATACCTATTACATAAGTTGTCCGAAAAATATAATTATGGGATTGAACTACACCCAAAACCAATCCAAAAAGGTGAATGGAATGGATCTGGACTTCACACAAACTTCTCAAATTATAAAATGAGGGAAGAAGGTGGTGAAAATCATTTTAAATCAATTTTCTCAAGTTTTGCCACAAGACACCAAGAACATATTGAAAATTATGGTTCATCAAATGAATTAAGATTGACGGGTAAATTTGAAACCCAATCAATTAATAAGTTTAGTTGGGGTATTTCAGATAGAGGTGCATCAATTAGAGTTCCACAATCAACCGCAAAAGAATGGAAGGGATATGTTGAAGATAGACGACCATCATCTAATGCTGATCCATATAAAATCATTTATCAAATATGTGAATCATTAAGAAACGCTGAAGAGATTGACGACATCAAACATAAAATGAATTATAAACTTGATATGGACAACCTTAAGATGGATTATAAAACAATCCCAACCGATGAACTATTAAAAGAATACTTCAATGATGAAGAATTTGAATTGGATGGTAAAACAATGGATGGAAGTAATATCCCTACAAAAGAAATTAAATTTGATTTAAATGGAAAATAATATATTTAACAAATTACCCGGAATGATGTTTGGTAAGGGTGAGGGTAACATTAGTTGGTACCCAGAAAGGATTCATACCCTACAAGATTTGGTATACCAAATTAAACCAAGAAATATTATTGAAATAGGATTCAATGAAGGACATTCAATGGTTTTAATATGTGAGACATTATTGAAAATAATTAATGAAGATCCTGATTTTAATAGGAAACCAATAATTGTTTTTGTATTTGATGACTGTAAATATGAGAGTACTGTTAACAATCACTCAATACTTGCCAAGCATTACAGGAAGTGGAACATACATTTGAGTTTATTTCCTGGTAACTCCCTTGAGGTTGTTCCAAGAGTTTTAGACACATCAAAAACAAAATTTGATTTTATTGAGATTGATGGGTGCCACTTTGAGGAATGCGTTAGAGGTGATATTAATAATGTGATTAATTTTATTAATGATGATGGTATTGTATATTTGGATGATTATAAGTCCTCAAAAGATCCTACTGAAGGTGTTAATAATGTAATTGAATCATTTGACTGGCAAGGATTTAATACCTATCATATTGATGGAGTATTTTGGGCTCACAAAAAGAAAAAAGAAATGGAAGAAAAAAAGGAACAAGTAAATCACCCTAACCACTATGGGGGAGAGTCAAACCCATATGAAGCAATCAAGGTGATTGATGCTTGGGACTTAGGATTCTCCCTTGGTAATACTGTGAAGTATATCTCAAGAGCGGGTAAGAAAGAGTTAGATAAAGAATTACAGGATCTTAAAAAAGCATTGTGGTATTTGCAACACCACATTGAAACATTGGAGAAAAAATGATAGAAACAGGAAAAATAATAACAGGAGATTGTATTGAGGTGATGAAAACATTACCTGAAGGGTCTGTGGATTTAATCGTCACATCACCACCCTACGGAGTCGGGATTGCGTATGATACCCACGATGATGATGTGGAGTTTGAGGAGTATTTGGTATTTGCCAAAAATTGGTTAACTGAAGCATATAATGTTTTGAAAGATGATGGACGAATCGCGTTGAATATTCCATATGAAATCAATAGACAAAAGAAAGGGGGAAGAATTTTCTTTGTTTCTGAAATGTATCAATTAATGAAACAAATTGGGTTTGGTTTCTTCGGTATCGTGGATTTAGAAGAAGATTCACCTCATCGTAGTAAAACAACTGCTTGGGGATCTTGGATGAGTCCGTCAAGTCCGTATATTTATAATCCAAAGGAGTGTGTAATACTTGCATACAAAAAACACCACATTAAAAAGGTTAAGGGAGAACCTCAGTGGAAAGGGACACCTACTGAAATTGAACAGGAGGATGGAACCATAAAAAAGAAAGTTGTATATGAAGAACAAGATAAGAAGGAGTTTATGGAACTTGTTTTT